GTGCAAGATATTTAAACCTGATCCTGCATACAAGGATGCATGTGAGTGGCTTGCTGAAAGCAAGGAAGCTGCCTTTGTTTCTAGGTGGTGGGCTGCTGAACCATTCGTACCTGATGGTATTGTGTGTGGCTCTAGCCTGTGGGAGTTGGTATCTACACCAATGGAAGCAGCAGATTGTTTCTACCCTTGGAAGGGACTCAACGACATCACCTATGGTATTAGAGCAGGTGAACTGGTTACATTTACAGCAGGTAGTGGACTAGGTAAGAGTCAAACCCTACGGGAAATTGTGTGGCATCTATTGCAGAACAGCGATAGCAACATTGGCTTGATGTTCTTAGAAGAGAGTGTGCGTAAGACTAGTCTGTCCATGATGAGCCTTGCTGCTGACTCACCCCTACACCTACCTACATCTGAGGTGTCTGATGCTGTACGCAAGGATGCATTTGAGAAGACACTTGGCACTGGGCGATTGTTCTTCTTTGATCACTTTGGCAGTACAGCCATTGAGAACATTGTCAATCGTGTGAAGTATATGGCTAAGGGACTGGGATGTAAGTATGTTTTCTTAGACCACTTAAGCATCATCGTATCCAGTCAGGACAATGGTGATGAACGCAAGGCCATTGATGAAATCATGACCAAGCTTCGCATGCTAGTGCAGGAAACAAACATTGCTCTCATTATTGTTAGCCACCTCAAGCGTCCATCAGACAAGGGACATGAAGAAGGGGCAACCACTAGCTTAGCTCAGCTAAGAGGTAGTGCAGCCATTGCACAGCTTAGTGACATGGTGGTATCGCTAGAGAGGAATGGTCAGCACGATGATCCTATTGAGCGTAACACCACCAAGGTGAGGGTGTTGAAGAACCGCTACAGTGGACAAACTGGTCCTGCTTGCAGCTTGCTTTATAACAAAGACACTGGCAGAATGTTTGAGATTGACGATACTATGGAAGGGATGATGCTATGAAACAGTGGGATGGTCTTGATGATTCCATCATTGGACAAGCTTCTGTATGGAATGGTAATGAGAGAGTGGAGGTCTTGGTCTACGATGCTGATCTAATGATCAAAGTATTTGTGGACAGAGATGGTATGTCTGAAGAGGAAGCCAATGAATATATTCTCTTCAACATTGAGGGTGCATACATAGGAAAGGACACACCTGTACTGGTGTGGCAAAGGTATGAGTGATGGAGGAAAGGGACATGCTCAGCGTCCTAAGTCAATAGCTGATGAAGAGTGGGCTACTAGGTGGAATGCCATCTTTGGTAGAGACTCATTAGAAGATTACAAACAGTCGGTAGATGTTGATAACCTCCGACAAAATGATAAGGACAATGACGATGATCTTCTTAGACATAGAGACAAACTTGAAACATGACACCATATGGTTGTGTGTTACTAAGCACAACACCACTGGAGAAGTGAAACACTGGCGGGAAGCCGACAGTCTGCAAAGTTATTTAGAGGGTGAGCAAGTTGTAGGCCATAACATCATTGGCTTTGATGCACCTGTCCTTAAGAAGGTGTGGGGTGTTGGCATTCCTGCCAACATGCTAGTAGATACACTGGTGATGTCACGGCTGTACAAACCTGACATTGAGGTGGTGCTCCCTAAGGAAGGTAAAGCACCCACCCCTCACAGCTTAGAGGCATGGGGCTACCGCTTAGGCAGCTACAAGATAGGCTTCACTGACTTTGATGGTGGGTGGACAGAAGAGATGGCTACTTATTGTGAGCAAGATGTTCAACTTTTAGAAAAACTGTACAACTTTCTGACAACAACCATGACGAGAGAAGGGTTTTCCCTACAAAGCATTAAGCTTGAGCATGAAGTTGCCATCATCTGCCGTGGTATGGAAGACAATGGCTTCATGCTTGATATGCCTAAGGCTATGGTGTTGAATGCCACACTCAGTGGACGCATGTCTGATATTGAAGAGAGCATGCAGCAGGTATTTCCTCCCATCGTAGAGCAACGAGTCTCTGAGAAGACAGGCAAGCAGCTTAAGGACAAAGTAACCATCTTCAATCCCGGAAGCAGACAGCAAATTGCTGAGCGACTGGCAGGTCTTGGTATTGTATTCACGAAGAAGACAGACAAAGGCAACGTGATAGTTGACGAAGCTGTGCTTGAGAAGATTGACTTACCTGAAGCTAAGCTTGTATCTGAATACTTAATGATTCAGAAGCGTGTTGCTCAAGTTAGTAGTTGGTTAGAACTAGTTGGCGAGGATGGTAGGGTGCATGGTAGGGTCACTACCAATGGTGCTGTGACAGGTAGAGCTACGCACAGTAGTCCTAACATGGCACAAGTTCCTGCAGTGGGTAGTCCATTCGGTGCTGAGTGCAGAGAGATGTGGCGTGTGCCTGTGGGTTACAAACAGGTAGGTGTAGACCTATCAGGCATTGAACTGCGTTGCTTAGGTCACTACCTTAGGGATCAGGAATGGATTGATGAGTTGCTTAAGGGTGATATCCACTGGTTTAATGCACAGAGTTTTGGCTTAGTTGACAAAGGCACTGTGAAGGACGATAACAACCCTGAGCATAAGAAGGCTAGAAATACTACCAAGACCCTGACATATGGTGTGCTGTATGGTGCAGGTGCTGCCAAGGCAGGAAGCATTGTTGGTGGCAACAGCAGTAGAGGCAAGAAACTTATTGATAGTTTTATCAATAACACACCCGGCCTTTCTGAGTTGAAGAAGAAGATATCTAAGCTGATGGTTAAGGGTCACTTACCTGCCTTAGATGGTAGGCGAGTATGGGTTAGATCTGAGCATGCAGCATTAAACACTTTGTTGCAAAGTGCAGGTGCTATTGTGGCTAAGCAATGGCTTATTGAAGCAACAAAACTGTTGCAAGAAAAGGGAATAGATGCTAAACTATTAGCGTTTGTTCATGATGAAACACAATGGGAAGTTAAAGAAGATCAGGCAGAGGAAGCAGCTAGGCTCATAGAGCAAGCAGCAACCAAAGCAGGTGAAGCTTTAGGTTTCCGGTGTCCAGTTGATGCCGAAGGAAAGATTGGAAACAACTGGCGTGAGTGCCACTGACGTTACTAGTGGGTTTTTATATTGGAGAAAATTATGAGTGAAGAAAAGAAAGCGATTAAGCTAAAGGCTGATGTGTTCTGGTGTCAACACAACAAGGTGAATGACATGTCTGGTAAGTTTCAGTTGAACTTATGCAACTTGTCTGATGCTGCTGTTGAAGCATTGGAAGAGATGGGCATCAGTGTTCAGACTGGTGAAGATAAGAAGGCTGATATGGGCAAGTACATCACTTGCAAATCAGAGAAGCCTATCCGTGTCTTTGATACGGACAATGATGAAATCACTGAAGCGATTGGCAATGGCAGCAAAGCCAAAGCCTTAGTCTCTTCATACTCTTGGACATACAAGAACAAGAAAGGTGTTAGCCCTTCGTTGAAGAAGCTGGTCATCACTGACTTGATTGAGTATGCTGCAACTAGTGGTATCAGCGCAGACGATGAGGATGTGCTGTAAATGAAAGCTCTGTTCGATAGCGACATCTTCGCTTATCGGGCAGCATCTGCATGTGAGGACGAAGACGAGGCAACGGCACAGCGAACACTGGATCGTTTAATCGTTGATGTCCTCATGTGTGGTGTTGACACTCTCTATCCTGATTGTTTCGTGGATAGTTGGAGCATGCATCTAACAGGTAAGAACAACTTCCGATATAAGATAGCAACCACTGTACCTTACAAAGGTAACAGAGTTGATAAGCCTAAACCAAAGCATCTAGCTTTTCTCAGGGACTATCTAGTAAAGGAATGGGATGCTTCTATATCTGAAGGTGAAGAAGCTGATGACACCATTGCCATTGAAGCTACAAAGCTTGGTGACAATTGTGTCATTGTGTCTTTAGACAAAGACTTAGATCAGATTGTTGGGTGGCATTACAACTTCGTAAAGCACTTAGGCTATTACATTAAACCAGAGGAAGCTTTGGTCAAACTGTACACGCAGATGCTAACAGGTGATGCTGCCGATAACATCAAAGGATTATTCCGTGTTGGTCCAGTGAAAGCAGCCAAGATAATTGGGGACACAACAGATGAACTTGAGCTGTACAACAAAGTGTTGGAAGCTTACGAAGGTAATGCTGAGAGAGTGTTAGAGAATGCTCAGCTTCTTTTTCTACGCAGATATGAAGGACAAACATGGACTCCACCACAAGCTTAAAGCCAAATGACATTGCACTAATACTCCGTCCTACTATTGTTGATGGTGTATATCAAAACAACTTTCAGGTGTTAGTCAGTGGCTTTGGACCACTCACTATCAGTGAAGAAGCTGTAAACAATTTAATTGGTATGGCTACGATATTGGCATCAGTGATACCACACATGGAAGAAGATGAGAAGCTTGCTGATAAGCTTGTTGAATATTGCGGTAAGATGTTTGGTGATGTTGGTGACTTCTTTTACAACGCAGACCATGACAGCTTTGGTGATGGCAACTTCACCATTGATACCAAGACAATTGGAGGCATCCAATGAATGTAGATGACACATTGATACAACGTGGTGTTAGGTATGGCAACTACAAAGAAGATGTCTCTAGGGTTTCACAAGCCTTAAAAGAAACTGTTAGGTCAGGTGCTGAGTGGAAAGAGATGGATGATGATATGAAAGAAAGCCTTGATCTCATCTGCAACAAAATCTCTCGCATTGTTAATGGTGATCC